GGGGCAGCGATAGAGAACGGGTTTTCCGTATTCCATCTTCACCTCTTCGCATTTGGCCCCGAGGGGGCAGTCAGCCACACAAGTTCTCATCAGTCTTTGCTCGCTATGATCATGTCTATGTATTGCACCGCAAGGTTAAGGGCTGTACCGGTGAATGAATGAGTATGTGATCCTCCGCCTCCGATACTGTTATTTGTAGAGATGGTGCCTTGTGTATTATTTGCCGTGGCTACTGTAGAGCCGGCATCAGGGCCGAGAAAGCCGTACGGAATGGTATGGCTGTGTGCAGGAATCTGTGCGGTTGTAAGGGTAGTAGCGCCGATAGTCCCGCTGATCGCCAGAGAGGTAAACGCAGCAGTAAAGGACACCGAGCCGCCCGAGCCGCCCCCCGCGCCGCCGACAACCCGCAAGGCTTTGTTGTTATGCGTGGTAATCTGCGTCCAGCCAACCGGCGCGGCGGCCTGGAAAAAGGACATGACGGTACCGGATGGTATGAGAGCCGCAACCGCTGTCGGCACCCCCAGTGTCAAGCGTGCCGCTGCCCCATCCGCATCGTCAAGCAGGGTCCGGATAAATGGGGTCAGGTCTGTCAGCGCCGCCGTGGCATTGCCGGTGAAATACGGCAGCTTTCCGGCGGATGATGACAGCGCGCCTAACGCAATGAGATTCGGGTTGGAAAGCGACTCCTGCAGCGCGGCACTGGTCAATCCGGCTACAAAATAATCTCCCGCCGCCCAGTTTCGGGCCACCGTGCCGTCCAGGCCGCGGCCCATCGCCGCAATAGTGAGGCTGTCGCTGCTGCGCGCCTCTATCTTCACGATTTCCCGGTTGCCGGACGCGTCCTTGAAAATTCCGTAAAAATAATCCCCCGCGCCGAGCGCTGGAAAAAGAACGCCTTTCCCCGCCTCTACCGTGAAGCTCAGCCCGGCGGTCCCGCTCGGGGCAGAGGCGACGATCGCTTTGCCAAAATTGGAAAACTGTAGTCCCATGGCGCTATCCTCTTCTCAGGATAGCGGTCCGCAATGGGGCGCGCGTGAAACTCCTTGCCGCCCGTGTTCCTGCCATCGCCGTCCCAATGGCGAATTGCTGCTGATGATATTGTGCCAATTGCGTGTTGGTATACGGTTTCCTGGGAGACAGCATCAGGCGTGCCAGCGCCCCGTGAACGATTGCTTCCCGATATTCGTTGAACAAGCCCTCGTCAATGCCTGTAGCCGAGGCGGACGGCTTAAGCGCCACGGTCATGGTTAGCGTTCCCGCCGCGTCGGGCTCAGGTACCAGTCGTAACGAGCTGGTCCCCCCCAGGACGTACTCCGGTGTTCCGGTTTGATTGCGCCAATCCCTGGTTGCTGAATGGGGTTCGCCTGCATGCGAACTTATTTCCTTCCCGTTGAACTGTGCGTACGTTATCGCATGCACCGCCGCGCCGGTAGGTGGGATAAAGGCGTATTCGGCGGTTGCAGCCAGGACCGCTACCGGAGGATGGTCTTCCTTCCACGCCAGAGATTGCTCGCAGAAAACAATTGCTGACTGCCGCAACGCGCTATTCACCGCCGCGAATGGGCAACCCGGCAAGTCCGGCGTCACCAGATCATATAGCTCGCTCCACGGCTTCATGGCTGAGCCTCCGCGCCGAAAAGCTGCATAAACAGGCCCGCTCGCCCCGAGTTCACGTGCTCATCATCCGTCATCTCTGCTCTTGCCGTTACGTAATCAGCCAGGGTTTGGGCGTATTCAGGCGGAAGGGGGAAGGCGTCGGCGAGTTCGTTCTGCCCATCAAGCGGGCTCGCGAACTGACCTATGAACAGATCGGGCCGCCGCTTGAGAATCTGCAGCAGGCCATGATTGAGAAAGAGCAGCAGTGTGCTGTCCGGGTAGCGCGCCTGGTCCGCATCATTGAGCGGTATTCGTGCCAGATCCACGACCGACTGATAGGTAAAAGGCATCAGCGATCCATCTCGTGTTGGGTGAACAGGGAGATGACCTTGTGCCGGATCGTCTCCTCGCTCAGCCTCCTATCCAGCCGCTCGTTGTACTTATCCTCGGCAAACTCAACCAGCGCGTTCTTATCCATGCCATGGAAGTCGATGACCGGGAGCGGTTCTTCAACGGGTTTTTCCGCCTCCGCCAGGCCGACCGGTTCAACATCAGCTGCTTTCTCCGTCTGTTCTCGTACCCAGGTATCGGTATACGCGAGCAGACGCTCGGCCACCTCGGCTGTCACATTGCGCACTTGCCCTGGCTCCCAGTGAAGACCGATTCCACTGATGCTGTCCGTCTTGAAATTCGAGCCTATGTATTTCACTTGCGGCATTCTCTGACTCCATAAAAAAGGGCGACGCGCCTTCTCAGCGAATGTCGCCCATTTACCCACGATGCCTGCCTGCTATTTGACGCCCGTCGCATCCCCTGAAACGATCGCCGTGATCGCGCCTGCTGCAAAAGTAGCTGCCGCCGCGGTTACGGTAAGGTCCACATACACGTCCTTCTCGAACTTGAGGGGAGGGAAACGCAAATCAGTGAGATTTGGCGCTGAAAGAATCGTGGTGGCGCCGGAAAAATAAGCATCGTTTGCTTGCGGACCCGCCACTGAATCGACGGGCGTGTAGCCTATCTTCACTGCGAATGACGTTCCCCCCGTATCCAGGTCGTCGTTGTTGATCTTGAGCCCGGTCACGGTCATCCCCGCCGGGATCCTGACCGGGCGGTAAACGCTCGCCAGGGCGCCCGAGGTCGGTGTCACCGATCCGTAAACCATCGCGGCGTTGCCGTACCCGCCCATGGGCAAGGGTTTGGTATTCAAATCCGGCGCACTATGTGTAGCCATTTAAACTCCTTAGTAATTAGGGTATTAAAAGTAACAATTAAAGTATCCGTTTACTTTTAAATGCTCGTGGATTATATGGATTATATGGATTACAGCGGCACGGCAGAATCGATCGCGATGACGCCAAAATCGGTGGGAACCCTGGAGCCGGTGCCATCGTCCATCGAGAAGCGAGTCTTCATGTGCCCGTATACCACCTCGCCCATGACTTCCAGGTTGCTTTCGAAGTTGTACCAGTGCTCTTTCCAGCCATACTGCATTCCGCTGACTTTGGTCTTGCCGTACGCAACGCCCAATGCTTGTGCCCCCAGTAACAAGCCTCGTTCCACCGCGAATCCGGAGGCTAGCGCGGCGTTGATAACCTGGTCCGTCTCGGTCGCGGTAGCGGCGTTTGCGGCCATGACGATTTTCGTGGACTCACCCGGCAGAAAGCGGATGGCGCGCTCATTCTTGATGACAAGGATGCCATTCCACATCCCGACCTCGCCCGCGAACAGCGGGTGGCGCGTGTCGAGATACGCGGCGCGATTAACCGCATTTTGCTGAAACGCGCGTAGCGAACCTTCGGACAGAAGGATGGAATACTGGTTGGGCGTTGCCAGGAAGACCCACATTTTCGAGGTCTGGGCCGCCCGATCTCCAGCCAGCTTTACCGCTTGCAGGGGTTGGTCCATGTCGTCGATCTTCTTGCGGAGAAGATCCAGGTGCGCCAGTTTCAACGCATCGGTGGACACGATAGACGCGAGTTGCTGGCCGCCTTGCGTCAGGTTCGCCCCGTTGACGACGTAATGCCGGTTATAGGTTGGCGCCTTGACGGGATTCACCATTACCGACGAGAAGTTCGTTGCGGATTGCAGCGGAATCACCCAATCACTTCCCGTCTGGGAGCCACGTGCGCCGGCAAGATGTACCAATGCGGTTTGCGCGCTCAGTCTTGGAAAATAGCCGGAGAGCTGTGCGAGGGCGATTTCGCGCAGTTGATGCTTGGTGCGTTGCTGCGACATGCTCCCGCCCGCGTCGATCACCTTGCTCGACAGATCGATCTTGATTTCCATCGAAGAGAACGACAGTGCGCTGCCTCGGCCTTCCCGGTTGACGTCGCCCATCAATGGTTCTCCACCAATGGTATCAACCAGGTCCAGCGAGACGGCGTCACCCGCCCCTTTCATCAAGTTATCGATGCGGATCAGCGGCATCCCTGGCTGGGTCTGACCCGCGATATTCTGCATTGCCGAGGTCGGCTCGACCGGACCCACAAGATTTTCCAGGGCGGTGGCGCCCCTCAGCGTATTAGCGAAGAGAGCGGCGCTGTAATGTTTTATTGCCAGCGAACTGCCGCTTGCTACAGTTGTTTCAGCCATTGCAAAAATCCTTATTCAAGTTCGGCTCTCAGGGCTGCCGATTGATGCGGGGGCATCTTCATGAGTTTTTGAGTCAATTCAAACGGACTCAAATTCTCTAGCCGCTCCCGCTCAGAGGCTGGATTGGCTCCGCCCTGGATATCCGATAGGGTTGTAGGTTTTCTCACCGGAGCAGCATCAAGCTTTGCTTTCGCATCGGCTTTCATCTTTTCCGGATCAACTGCTTTCTTTGGGGCGGACGCTTCGGGCAGAACTGCCCTGACGCGACGGACCACTTCATTGAACCGTTCAGCGTAGGGCTTATTTACCCACTTGCTATGGGTCCGCAGAATTTCATCCTGCTTCAAGGCTTCATCCCAGGCCTCCGGATCGCTGATCTCCCAGTGCACCAGATCCGGATTATTGTCCTTAGCTTCGGC